GCCTCTAGTAAGTTTGCAACAAAAGCCGCTTTAGTTACAGCTGGTATTGGTGCGGCAATTGCCTTAGACAGACTTGCTAGATCATCTGTAAGAGCTGCACTTGAGCAGGAAAGACTAGACAAATCTATAGAGCAATCTCTTACCTCAATCAATGAGCTTGGATCTTTAGCAGGTGTAAAAACTTTTATTACAGATCTGCAAACAGCCACAAACATTACTGAGGATGAATTAACACCTGCTCTAAATGGTTTGATTATTTCAACAGGTAATTTAAGTAAGGCACAAAGTTTATTGGGTGTTGCAATTGACACAAGTAAAGGGTCAGGCGTTGATTTACTTTCAGTGACAGATGCTTTAGGCAAAGCCAATAGAGGACAATTTAGAGCTTTAGGTCAATTAGGTCTTGGCTTTAATGCAGTTACAGCCGAAGAAATGGGCTTGGCTGATATAACAGATTACCTTACTCTAAAGTTTGGGGGAGCTGCTCAAAGAGCTACTGAAACCTTTGGGTCAAAATTAGATGACCTTACAATTAGTGCAGGTGAAGCTCAAGAAAACTTAGGTCAAGGATTTATTACCGCTGCCGAAATCATTATTGGAAGTAGTGGTGCAACAGATGTTTTTGGTTCAAAACTTGAACAGTTAGGACTAAACGGCGGATACATTTTGATTTCATTGGCTGACAAGATTGACAAAATTAGAGATGCTTTTCAAAGTCTTGGCAAGTCAATTGATGCAGACCCAATATTAAGCAAAATATTTACTTTTCAAAGTATTCCGGTTTTGCCGGGCTTGTATGATGGACTAAAAAAGCTTTTTGGTGGTATTGCCGCAGACGGCAAAAAAATATCTGAAACAACCAAAGAAACTGTAGAGCAAACTAAAGAACAAAAAGAGGCTGCCGCAAAACTAGCCGCCTTGCAAGCAAAGTTTGATAAGTTTGCCGCTGCCGCTTTAGATAAGACTAAAAAACTTACAAAAGAAAAAGCTGCTCAAGCTGCATTAGATAAGAAAAAGGCAGAACTTGAGTCTATGTTTGACATAGAAAAGATCAATCTACAAGCTGCATTAAGCCGTAAATTGTCAGCTGAGGATGAGATCCGCGTAAGGTTGTTGCAAAAATTAGCAGATGGCACTACAAAAGCTATTGATGAAGCTTTGAGATATGCAGATGTACTTAAAGTTATTGAGGATGGTCAAATTACAACCGCAGAGGTTGAGATGTTAGCTAAAAAATGGGGTATTACTACTGTTGAGGTTTTGCTTTATTTGAAAGCATTGTTCGCAGCTAATGATGAGTTACGCAAAATGCTTGGATTATTAGATGATTTAGCTAAGAAAAAGTTAGCTCCACCGACAGCTGCGGAAACCGATATATCTGGTATAAGTCCTAAAATACAACAACAAATTTTGTCAGGTGCAGACCCAATCGCAGCCGGAGAGCAAGTCAGATTGGATCTAAAAAAAGTATTAGGCAAAAGTGATCCAACAGGATCCGGTGCAGCGGCTAGCGGTAGATTAACTGCTCAAGCAATTGCTTATTATCAAAACCTTTTAGATATACCACGCATGGCAGAGGGTGGCATTGTTAATAAGCCTACAATGGCAATGATCGGAGAAGCTGGAGCTGAGGCTGTAATCCCGTTAGATCGCATGGGTAGCATGGGTACAAAGGTTGTTGTAAATGTGCAAGGCTCTGTAATCTCTGAGGGTCAATTGCAATCTGTCATCCAAGATGTGTTGTATAACTTAAACCGCACCGGTGCAGTTACCCAGTTAGCAAACCTAGGTAGATAATGTCAGCGGCAGTATTTAAGGCAGAGATTGACTTTAGTGCCGGAGCAAGTTTTGATCCTGCTCTTGTACTTGATGACCCTGCAACACCTTTAGATACAGCTGTATTAGGTACAGCTGCCGCAGATATTGTAGATATAACAGCCTTTGTGACTCAGTGCTACATAAGGCGTGCCTTTAATAGATCCTCTGACTCATTTATCGGTGGCAGTGCAAAGATAGTTTTTGTTGATCAAACAGGTACATTTAACCCTGCCAATACATCCTCATCTCTGTACGGCAAAATTAAACCTATGCGTAAGATCCGCATGACTGCATCTTTTAACAATATTAATTACAGCCTAGGATCTTTCTATGTACAAGAGTGGAATTACAAAAGCCCTAGCGGATTTGACCCTGCCTATGTAACTCTTAATTGTGTAGATGGTTTTCAGCTATTAAACCTGACCACCTTGACCACAGTCAGCGGTGGCACTGCCGGACAGACTACAGCGCAAAGGGTTACAAGTTTGCTTGATGCCGGAGAGTGGCCGGGTGGCATGAGGGACATATCTACAACAGCTACTACTACAGTGCAAACCGATAGCGGCAATTCAAGATCTTTACTTGGAGCTTTGCAAGAAATTGAGCAAACAGAAACCGGGGCTCTATATGTAGATCAGAGGGGCTTTGTTAAGTTCATGTCAAGGACAGACATCATTACCGCCTCTGGATCTACACTTACAAAATTTTCAGATGTCAATGGATCAGGTGATATAACCTATCAAAATGTTGAGTTTGATATATCTGACTTTCAAATGATTAACAAAGTAACTGTCACACCATCTGGATTGACAGCTCAAACAGCTAGTGACACTGCAAGCATTGATGATTATTTTCAGCATAGTAGAGTCAGATCAGGCCTTATGCAGACTGAGGCAGATGCTCTATCTCAAGCTCAAATGATTATTGCCTCACGCAAAGAGCAAGGCGTTGATATACAGCTCAACTCTTTGACTGTAGATGCTTATAGTCAAGCTGATCCTGCTAGGACTACGGCAGCTTTAGCCCTTGACATTTTTAACCCTATTGAGGTTACTCAAACCTTACCTGCCGGCAATGTGGTCAGTGATAGCGTTATAGCTGGAGTTCAGTATCAGATCACGCCTAATTCTTTTCTTGTAACATTTTCATGCGCTCAACCCTTTGCGGTAGGTTTTTTGCTAGACTCAGCCGTTGATGGTTTATTAGATGAAGATATTTTGAGTTACTAGGAGACACATGTCAAAGCAATCTTTTGTTACCGGCCAAGTCCTCACAGCTCAACAAGTCAATGACCTACAAACCAATGACTTTAATCAAACTGTAAGTGCCAAGACTGCCAGTTATACTCTTGTAGCGGCAGACAAAGGCACACGCATTACTATGAGTAGCACCAGTGCTACAACAATTACAGTCAATACAGGTTTGTTTGCGGCAGGTGATACATTATTTATTCAAAATCTAAATACAGGTGTATGCACAATCACAGCTGGCACTGCAACTGTAGATACCTCTGCATCTCTAGCTTTAGCACAACATGAAGGCGGCACTTTATACTTTACATCCGCTGGAGTATCTACTTTTTTTAAGGCGGCTGGGGCTGCTCCTGCTGCTGGTGGTGGTATGACTTTAATCAACACAGGTGGCACTGCATTAACAGGTGCATCAGTTACTATTTCATCAATTCCACAAACCTATAATCATTTACAATTGATATTAAGAGATTTTTATCCTACTACAAGTGGCACTTCACTTTCAATCAGAATAAATGGTGCGTCAGGCAGTGATTATCAAAGAGTGATATCAAGAACTTCAGCAAGTTCAGTTAGCAATCAAACTGGTCAGACTTCTATATTATTGCAAGATGCTAGTGCAGATTCAGGTAATGCTGATGTTAATAATAACGCAGTCTTTAATTTTTATGATTATACTCAAGCACTTAGACAAAACTTTAATGGTTTATTTATATATACTGATTCAGGTGGCACTAAAGTAACAGTTTCACTAAATGGCAGTTATTTACCAAGCACTTCCGCAGCAATAACATCACTTGAAATTTTAGTTTTAGGTGGAACTCTTGCAGGCGGAACAGCTCTACTATACGGAGTTAAATAATGAAACCACAAATAAAAGAATATAATTGCGAAACTGGCGAAGAAATTGTCAGAGATGCTACTACTGCTGAAATAGCACAGATGGCTATTGATGCAGAAAATGAAGCCGCCCGTAAAGCCGAAGCCGAAGCAAAGGCACAAGCCAAGGCAACAGCCGAAGGCAAACTTGCCGCACTTGGTTTAACTACTGATGATTTAAAGGCTTTAGGTTTATAGCACAATCTTGAGGAAGTGTGTAATGGATGGCGAGAATTATTGAGCTAACAAGTCCTAATGGATGGCCGGCTAGTGAAGACCGCAAAGCTATAGGAATACAATCCTTTGCCATACCCGGCACATCATTAAAGATTGCATGTGCAAAAGATGTAGCACCAATACTTGTTGCCTTTTGTAAAGAATTTCATGAGTTTGTAGAGCCTATTGATCAAGGTCAATTAGATGACTGGGGTTATGCCTTTAGGATGACTAGAGGATCAGATAAAATCCTTAGCAATCACTCATCCGGTACAGCTGTAGATTTGAACGCTACAAAACACCCTTTAGGTAAGTCAAATACATTTACAAAAGAGCAAAGAAATACTATACAATTGCTTTTAGTTAAGTATGGCTTGGCTTGGGGCGGCAACTACAAAAGTCGTAAGGATGAAATGCACTTTGAAATAGCCATGACTCAAAATCAAGTGCAAAGTAAAATCAAACAGTTAGGAATAAAATGAAACTAAGCGCAAAACAAAAGGCAATTGTTAAATCTTATCTACGCAGTCTAGCCGCTGCTACTGTCACTACAGCTTTAGCTTTGGTAGCTGATATACGCCCTGAGCTATCTATCCTTGCAGGTGCGCTAGTCGCCCCTTTGATTAGATACTTTGATGGCGAAGATAAGGCCTTTGGCCGCAATAGTAAATGAGTGCCAATGACATGGCCGCTCTTGCAGTAGCTATTTTAACAATTGTTGCCTCTGTTTTTGCAGGTATTAGATGGCTTGTCAAACACTATTTGTCAGAGCTTAAAGATGACCATAATGGTGGGCATAATTTAGAAGGCAGAGTCAGGCGCATAGAAAATAAGCTAGACACGCTTTATGAAATACTGATAACTAAAAACTAACCTGCATACCCTTCTCCTATGAGAAGCTGCGTGATAGTGCCAAGTAGAGGCAGACCTGAAAACATGG